CCATGAAAGTGTTTATATTATCATACATCGCCGAAGAAATCAATGGGTTATCTTCGGAATCGACCAACAAATTTGAGCCGTATGCAAAGGTCATCGTCTCTTGGAAGTACTTGTATGTGATGTACCTGTTCTTCTTCTCCTTCTCTAGTCTGCGAAGGAAGGAATAGAATATGACTTGCGTGAAGTATGCGAACGGGTTCTTCGTCTTGTCGGGATCGAAGTACTTGAAATACAGGATGCAGTTCTCGATGGAGTCTGCTATCATTTCGTCCTTGTAGGAATATCCAGTGAAGTTAGGCTTCATAGCTAAGCGTGTTGCAATCTTATAAATGCACTCTCCTATGTACTCTGGCATCCTTGGAGGTGTTTTACCTGCTTCCTCTGCTTCCTTGATCTGTTTACGATATTCCACAATCGCATCATAGAATTCCTGATTGTTGATATAGTTTCTTGGTGTTTTTTTCTTGGTCATAGACGATTTCTCTTGACAAATGGTTGACAGAGGTGTATAAAGGGTATGTCCCTGCTTCAATGAATCAATAAGTCAGATATAGAGGGACAAGAAAGAGTGTTCCGAAGGCTGCCCAAAGGGCAGTGATTAAACGTCAGTGAGTGTCTTGAGATTCTGAATCTGCTTGTCAATGATTGGTTTCCTTCCTGGCCATTTGATAAGAGCTTTCTCTGGTTCCCTATTCAAGTCTTCCAACAAAGGAAGAAAGATTGCTCTGAGTGCCACAAGTCTTTTCCTCAAATCGATGACTTCATCAGCTAGTGATGCATAATGGATCTCTATTTTCTGAAACTCTTTATCGTCCTTGAAGGAAAATCCAAAATCTTCTGCATCGATCAAATTTAGATATTGATTCTTATCCGTCAATTTAGCTTCCCTCCTTTTTTCTTGATCTCTTCCAGCATGTCGGCAATATAGCTCGTTTTTTCTGATGAATCGAAGTCTGTATCCATGTTCTCTAGATCAATTACACGATCTTCTGCTGCCTCAAGATAATTCCAATAGTATTCCTGAAGTGCTTTTGTAGGAATAGCTTCAAACATGATATTGTCTTCAGAGATCATGACCTCTTCGTCTTCAGAAACACGCCTAAACATCCATTCAACCATTGCTACTGAAATAGATGTACCTCCATTTGCCATGATATACATCACGCGCATGGGATTTCTTAGAGTATACTTGATCGTTTTCTTTGTTGCATGAATTTCTGTAGTGACTTCAGCCATGATGTCGTCACCATTTTTCAGTCGAATGACTCGGAGATTTGTATCTGCGGTTTTCATGTGTTTCCTTTCGTGAGGTCAAGCTTGAAGATTTTGAAGTCAAACTTCTCTTCGGCGTAGGTTCGTATTCTAACTTCGAAGTGTTTGAGTGTGTAGTTGTCTTGGTATTTCTTGTATTTCAAATCGTCTGCAATGTCGTACAGAGTCGCGACAGATTTGTTGTCTGCTTTTCTTAGTGCGCGGCCAATCGATTGGAGATTCCTTATCCTCGATTTGGATGGTGATGCAAACACCACGTTATGCAGCTTCTTCATATTCGTCCCTGTAGAGGTTGTGCCGAATGATGCGACGATGATTGCATCTGACTCTTGCTCCACAATGGCTCTGATCTTCTCGCGAAGATCCACGTCCGTATCACCATAGATCAAGAAAACGCGCCGACTTCCAGCCTTTTCCTTGATCATGTCGTACAATATCTTGCCATGCTTCTCGACATACTGGAACAGGACAAGTGTATTGCCAGAAAGTGACATGCACAGATTGGTGATGAACTTGTTTCGCTCGACGGACTGGACTAGATATTCCATCTCCTCGACGAACGTGAAATCCTTGGCAGCTTTGCATGCCTCAATCGGATGCTTCAATAGCAGGCACTTGATCTTGAAGTCCGATACCAGATTCTTGTCCATCAGTTCCCGAGTCGAAATGACTTTCTGAACCTGTCCAAACAGCCCAGTGATCACTAGCTCATGTGTCTTGGATTCTGATAACGTACCAGTCAGTCCGATTCTGTCGGCTGCCCTAGTCAGGTTTTCCAGAATGTAGGTCAGTGACTTTGCCTGTGACAGATGCACCTCGTCATTGATCACATAGTCAAACTGCTCGAAGTATTTCTTTGGCATTTCGAAAAGTGATTGCCAAGTTGAAATGTATACTTTAGTATCTGGATTGTCTTTTTCTTTGCCAGAATATATTCTATGGATATGATCTTCTACTTTCCAACCATTCAGTTCGGAATATTCTTCGAAATCGGAAAATAACTGTTCGACTAGTTGAACTTTAGGTACTATTATAAGCCCTTTTCTGTCAGATAGCAAGTGAAATCGCATGAGCATGTAGATTATTAGTGACTTGCCAGAAGCAGTCGGCGACAAAAGCACGCGGCGTCTATTTTGTATTGCCGACGTGAAAGCAACCATCTGGTGCTCTGTTGGTTCGAACTTGGGCTTTAGCGCTTTGACAAATGCATCGGCAGTCTCTCGCGTGAACTTGGATTCTGGTGGGGCAGCATACTCGAATCCATAGCCTCTGTCCTCACAAAACTGACGGACTGTTTCGATGTGCCCTCGATACAGGAGCTTATTGATCGGGTTGAACAGATAGATTTTGCCATCCCACAACTTTGCACGAAACTTGGGCGAGAACTCTGCGCCTGGAACCCGAAACGTGAAAACGTCCCTCAACTCATATGCGATTGAAGGGTCACAATCTACTTTGGCGTACACTTCATTGATGTCCCTGAGGACGACTGTATTAGAATGCTCCATTCTGGAATTGTTTCCACTTCACAATATGACCTATCTGATAGGTTCGGTTTGTTATCTCTTTGATTATGGCTGCACAAACGTCTACCACCTCTTGGTTGATAGCCTTACGGGCAAGGAGCTTTGTCAACTCTGCGTCTGCTTCAATATATAGACTCATGTCCTGGCGAAGAATCTTCTTCGACATTGGTGGTAGCCCAAGCTCCGCCAAGTCCTCTGGATTGTTCAGGTCCCCACTGTAATATTCCCACTTCACGCGCCGAAGCGTATTGTACTCGAATGTCAGTTTCTTGACCATCATGTTGTGGTGGGAATGAATCTTGAGGTACTTGGAGTGTAGCTGACCGATTCTAGCAATCTCTGCCGACAGATTCAACTCGTCAATGCGGGAGTCTTCTGCCCACATTGTTGTCAGTGCATCGACCGTAATAGGAAGGTTCATCGTTTCCTCATGTGCCTGGAAACGTATATTATATCATTGACTTGACGGAGTGTCAAGCTTTGTTTTGAGGAAAGTGGACCACATGAGAGTGTTTGTCTGACACGACATTTCCGCCATGTTTCTTTGCTAGTCTACCTGCCATCATGCCATAGATTTTGTGCTTGGCTCGTGAGTTTGCTTCGAACTCAAGTTTCGTTGGTCGGACCTTATCGATGAAATCGTGAAGATGGGAGTGGACTCTTGCCAATATTTTCACGCCATCACCTTTCTTCATTCCAGCTCGACGGTTGGAGTCTCCATTGACATAGAAGTCCGCAGCATAGGATTTCTTGTCGCGCATCTCCATCTGGATATACAACATTTTTACGGAGTGCTGCCCTACATTGAATTCGTGCTTCATGTCTCCAATGTCATCCGGTTGGTTGTCGTATGCTTTTTGGAGCTCTGTTTCATTCATGCGCTGGCGGAACCTTTGCATCACCGACGGTCTCTTGAACTTGATTGTATGTTCTGTGCTGGTCGAGGTGACTTCACCGCCGTGCTTGGCTGCAACTCGATTTGCGATTGCACCGTATATTTTGTGCTTGGTAGGATTGTTTGCCTTGAACCTCATTTCGGAAGGCTTCTTATCCTTGATGAACTGGTTGACATGATCATGCACCTTAGCGAGAATCTGGAAGCCCTGACCGCTTCCAGTCTTTTTGCCCTTGCTGAACTCTCCATCCACCTGAAAGTGTGTCGAGTAGGAATGTGGATCCTCAGGACGGTCCTGCATGTGAAACACTGACACGTCATGTCCATCATGATTGAATTGCTGGTGCACGCTTCTGGCAGAATTGATCTTAGTAGGGTTGATCGATAGAAGATCATTAACGACTCGACGGAGTTTGCTCATATTGCTAGTCTCTCGATTGTGAAATAGTCGTACCTGAAAGCAATCTCGGCTGTGAATGTCGTGTCTGCATTGACCTTGGTATCAAACGGAATGCCATTGAGTGATGTTGGGTGACAATCCTTGAACAGGACGCGGACGTTCTGGATGTTCGAATTGGTGTTGATCGTCAGCACACCATCATGGTAAGGTAGGCGTCTTTCATCGAAGAACCTGCCGTACTGAGTGAATAGCTGCGGCTTGGTCATAGCAGTCAACCAATCGTAGGTTTCCTCCCATACACGAATGTCCTCGTCAAGGAGTGCAGTGATCACAAACGGCTCATATACCATCTTGTCACCGTGTCTGTAGGTATCAGCGAACGGATTGGATACCTGAACCGCCGATGTTGACACGCCTGGTAGCTGAATCGACTGGCAGAAATATCTCAGAAACGGTAGCTTGGGAAATGAGAATGTGAACCTAGCGGACTGCAGGAAGCTTGTGTTTTCGGGGATTCTTGTGAGTAGTGATTGTGTTGTCATCCGTTCCTCGATTACTAAATAGGTGTGGATCGCGAGATTGCAGTCTCCATCCACTCTAATGCTTACATGGAGCGTCAGCTATGTCTATTTATTATACCTACCTTATTGGGTGGACCAGCCTCAACAGATACTATTATGGTGTTCGTTATTCTCCGAATGCCCATCCTTCCGACCTGTGGAAAACATATTTCACGTCATCCAAACACGTTAAGTCCTTCCGATCACTTCATGGCGAGCCAGATATCATCCAAGTCCGCCAAACTTTTTCCTCCAAAGATAAAGCCATCCTATGGGAATCTCGCGTCCTCAAAAGAATGAAGGTGCGTGAAACCGACTCATGGCTAAACAAAAACGATTGCGCTGCTCCTCCTATTATGAGGGGTAAAGATCATCCTCTATATGGGATTGGGCACAGTCCTGAATCGATAGAAAAAATGAGAATCAATGGAAAGGGGAAGGGGAAAGGAATGCCTAAAAGTGCAGAGCATCGCCGAAAGATTTCAGAAGCGAGAAAAAGAAACTGGGCAACGAATGAAGCACTGAGAAAGAATCTATCAGAAAAAAACATGGGCAACACTTATGGGAGGGCGCGCCAAGGATGGAGTCCATCTGAAGAAACTCGAAAACGAATGAGTGATGCAGCGAAGAATAGAAAAAAGGGTGGGAATTAACCCACCCTTTCTCCTTAGTATTTGACGAATTTACGTCAAATTGCGAATGCGAAAAATTCTGTAATATATATTGGCGTTGTTCGCGTTAGTTGTACGGTCAGCAACAGCACCGTCACCTGCAACGGTAGCGAATGGGTTTGCCACCATGCCGTAACGAGTCTTGAAGCCGATCTTTGGCTGGAAGGTATCCTGACCAACCGCACGAACCATCTGGAGAGGAACGTATGGGCAGTAGAATAGACCAGCGTCATAAGGAGACGAACCCTTGTAGCCAACTGTGCATA